CCCCTACTCTTGCCCTGATTGGCGAAGCAGGCCCAGAAGCCGTTGTGCCATTAGATCGCTTGAATACTGGCGGGGGAGTGACCATTAACGTGACTGGTGGCCTTGCTACTAGCGCCGAGATCGGTGAGTCGGTCGTTAACGCTTTGCGCGCCTATTCACGCTCCGCTGGCCCACTACAAATATCGGTTGCCTGATGCCAGGCACAGCTGTAGTTGATTCAGGTAATTATGACCTGCAAATTGCCACAGGCTTTATTCAGGACGGCTTTACGCTTGACTCTGCAACCAAAGGCGTTTTAGACAATACGCAATACGTGCTAGACGGCACGACCGAGTTTGCCAGCGTCATGGACTCAACCACTCGAATTACCGTTAAGCGCGGTAGGCGTGACGTGGGCGATCAATTCAGCGCAGGCACCATGTCGTTCACTATTCAAGACGTCTCAGGGATTTTTAACCCGTTCGATGAAAACAGCCCGTATTGGGACACCGCAGAAGCCAAGCCAGGGCTTGCCCCATTGCGCGAAGTCAAACTATTGCGCTACGACGCAACCGATGTTGAGGAATACATATTCTCTGGCTACATCGTCAACTACGACTACAACTTCGCTTTAGGTGGTCTGGACACCGTGACGGTCTATTGCGCTGACCAGTTCTACCTACTAGCCCAAACATATCTAGACGCATTAAACCCGTCGCCAGAAACATCAGGCGAACGCATCGAAACCGTGCTGGATTTGCCAGAAGTAAATTTCCCTGTCGCAGCGCGTGACATCGCTACGGGCACCGTTGACCTTGGCCATGACAGCGCATATAACGTGCCGGCAGGAACAAACGTGCTGCAGTACATTACCCAGATCAACGAAACAGCCGAGTTTGGTCGCGTGTTTATGTCGAGGGAAGGCGTGTTCACATTCCAAGACCGCATAGGAACGACCCTTAGCGCGCCTGTTGCATCGTTTACCGATACCGGCATTGGGTACAAATATGACGGCGTAGGCATTTCGTTTGAAGCGGATTCGGTAATCAATAGATCGGTGGTTACAGGGCTTGACGGCACCACGTACACAGCCGACGATGCCACATCAATTGCCACATATTTCATTCAGACTGCCAGCATCACAAACAGCCTTTTGCATCAGGCTGGCCAAATCCAAACCGCCGCCGAATACCTGCTAAACCCAAACCCAGAGGCACGGTACACAAGCGTCGAAACCAAGTTTTTAATGCTGACCGAAGCACAGCGCGACACGTTGGCCACACTTGAAATTGGCGACACAATCCAAATAGAAAAAACATTCCCTAGCGGTGCTGGCACAACCCAATTGGCGCAAGAGCTGTCGGTTGAGGGCATCGAGCATTATCTGGATTTCAGCACAGGCCACAGGGTGCTGTACTCAACAGCCCCAACCACAATCATTTACGAGCTGATATTGGACAACCCAACATATGGCGTACTTGACGCGCTTAATGTTTTAGGATAGGAGCACTTATGGGCGCAAACGCAGTCACATCCGTACCGGTATACGCAGCAGGAGAAATCCTGACCGCAGCCAACCTAAACATCACAAACTCTGGCATTCCCGTGTTTGCTACCACGGTCACGCGTGACGCTGCTTTTGGTGGCGCAAACGAGAAAATTCTTGCAGAAGGCCAGTTTGCTTACATTGAGGCAACGAACACGACGCAATACTACGACGGTTCAGCATGGCAATCCGTTGGCACAACACCAGGTCTTGTGTACGTGACGGGCGCTAGTTTCACCGCGCAAACAACAGTTGCAATGGCTGCAGGAGTATTTACAAGCACCTACAAAAACTATGTGGTTTTGCTGGATGTAACATCTGGCGGTTCAGGTGACAGCGAAGTTACATTCCGCGTAAACAATGCTGGTACTGCTCGAACAGGTGCAAACTATTACGCCGCACGAACACGAGTAAACAGCGGTGGAACAGTAACCACTACTGGCTACAGCGCTGCAACATCAGCAAACTGTTCTAGGTCTTTTTCGTATTGTTCGTCTTTTGCTTTGGTCATGGTTTTAACTTTCTGAATAGCCGTAAACGCGGTAGAAACCAGTTGAAGATGCAGCAAATATGAACGTCAAACCGTCGTTTGCTTCTTGCACGTTGTACATGCCGCCAAAAGTGCTGAACCCTTGAAACCCGCCGTGCCCAGACCATGACGTGTAGGAACTAGCGTTTGTTGGGTCGTAAACATTTATGGACACACCATCGCCAGTAGTGCCAGCGCCAACAATCAGGCCTGCGCTTGTCGTAGCGTTGTAACCAGTTGTAGTTACTGTTCCACCGCTATTTACTCTTGTTCGTGCAGCGTAATAGTTGGCAGCTGTACGCGCCGCGCCTGCGTTATTGACGCGGAATGTAACTTCGCTATCACCTGAACCGCCCGAGGTTACATCTAACAAAACAACATAATTTTTGTAAGTGCTAGTAAAAACGCCTGCAGCCATGCCAACAGTTGTTTGAGCGGTAAAAGTTGCGCCCGTAACATAAACAAGGCCTGGCGTCGTGCCAACGGGTTGCCATGCTGATCCGTCATAATACTGTGTTGTGTTAGTTGCTTCGATGTAGGCGTATTGGCCTTCTGCAAGAGTTTTTTCGTTTGCTCCACCAAAAGCAGCGTCACGTGTGACCGTGGTTGCAAATACGGGTATGCCCGAGTTTGTGATGTTCAAATTGGCTGCGGTCAGGATTTCCCCTGCTGCATATACCGGTACAGATGTAACTGCGTTTGCGCCCATAGTGCTCCTATCCTAAAACATTTTCTGCGCCAAGTACGCCATAGATCAAGTCGTCTAAAATCAGCTCGTAAACGATTGTGGTCGGCGCGGTGCTGTACAGGATGCTGTGGCCTGTGCTGAAATCCAGCCGATGCTCAATGCCTTCGACTGACAGCTCTTGCGCCAATTGGGTTGTGCCAGTACCGCTAGCAAACGTCTTTTCTACGCTGATCGTGTCGCCAATGTCAACTGTTGCCAGCGTGTCCTTTTGGGCTGTGGTGAGCATCAGGTATTTAGTTGCCACCGAGGTGTAACGCGCTTCGGGTTCTGGGTTGAGCAAGTATTCGGCTGCAGCTTGGATTTCGCCAGCGTCATGCAACAGGCTGTTTGTGATACTTGCGGTTTGAATGAAATAAGTGGCAATTGATGCTGGGTCAGTAGCCGTGTAGGTATCACCGTCTAGGCCTGTTACAACCGATCGGTTGATTACCGAGTCAGCCTCAAAACTGATGCCCACGCCGTCATATTTAAACTGTGTGCCGTCATCAGTAAATTGCGCAACAGGCGCGCTTAACGTGGTGCCGATGCGGTCTTGAAATGTGAACACGCCAGCCCGTGACATAAACACACGCCCAAACTCGGCTGTTTCGTTGATCTGTGTGATGTAGCCAAGCGCGCTAGTTCCTGCCGGCACGTTGTACGCGGCATCGTGACCAAGGTTGACGGTACCTGTGGCGATGTCTCGAGCCATTACAGGGAAATCAACTTCTGGCAGGTCTAGGACTGTTTCAATGCGTTCGCCTGATGTTTCGGCAGATGGGTTTAACTCGTCTAAATAGGTTTGAGCAAGCAAGTAAAACTGGTCAGCGCAATACACAGTACATGTGTCCAAACCGCCGAGCGCAAAGTTGTAGTCATAATTGACGACATAGCCAGAAAAGATTGACTCGGGCACATCGGTTGAGCTGTATCGAATCAATCGCACTTCGCGCAATGGGGCAAGCCCTGGCTTAGATTCGGCGGTGTCGTAATAAGGGCTGTTCTGATCAAACGGGTTAAAAATCCCGTCCACATCTTGAATGGTGAATGACATGGTGCCAGCGCTGAATTGATCGCCAACGTCACGGCGACCGCGGCGCACCGTAATAGTTGTAACCGAATCCATGACGTCAGCAAACTCGGTCGTGCCGTCAAGCACATAACTGGTGTTGTCAAGTACGCCTTTTAGCGTGTCATCAAGGACGAACGCGTCAACCTGAAACCCTGTGGCGATTTTGAGGTCATAGTTGCCCGAGTCAACGACAGCTGTGCCAGGCATTAGGCGACCTGTAATTGCAACGGCCCAGCAGACCTCGAGTATGCGCGCAACGCGTTCACGACACTTTCACCAATTTCTGCGCTAGTAGCAAGACCGCCCGTGACGTTAATTGTTATTCCGCCACCGTTCTGCAAGCGATCTAATGGCACTACGGCTTCTGGGCCTGCCTCACCGATCAGCGCCAATGTAGGGCTTGACACGATGCCACCTTCGGCCATGCGCGGTAAGTTCATGCGCGATGCGGCTTGTGTAGCCGAGTTGCCACCAATGCTTGGCAAGTTGACGTGCGCGATCGTGTTGATGTCTGGCGCAATTGGAATGGCGTTGTAGGCGCGGATGATGCCGTTGACCATCATGATCGCACCGTTGACCACAGACTCGAATGCGCCAAGAATGCCGTTGATAATTGCGTTTACGCCAGTCTTAAACCAGTCAAACTTGTTGTAGGCAACGACTAGAGCGGCGACCAGTAACGCGACACCTGCAGCAATCAGGCTAAATGGGTTAAGTGCCATAGCAATGTTTGTGGCCACAATTGCAGCGGCAACTAAACCAATTGCGGCAGCGATAGCCAGAAATGCTTTGGGGTTATCTTGCGCCCATGCAGCAAACTGGTTGAGCACAGGCAGTACAGCTTCAAGCACAGGCAAAAGGGCAGCGCCGATTGACTCTTTAGTTTCACCAATTGAATTTTTAAGGATTGCCATCTTGCCGGCAGCGGTTTCGGCGTTCTTTGCTGTGGCACCGCCAAAGGTTCCGCCAAGCACGTCCATGACTTCGTTAAGGCTTGCGCCTTCTTTGATCATGGTTGCCATTTCTGGGCTTAAAGATCGGAGCGCTTTAAAATTTCCCTGATAAGCCTTTGCCAAACTATCGGCCACGGTGGAACTGTCCATTTGTAGGGCTGTGCTGATGTCCATGACAAGGTTCATGTCACGCATGGCCATGTCAACGTCTTTTGTGCCTCGGACTAAAGCCTCAAGCGATTTTCTGTAATCGGTGTCTGCAATGCCAGACGCTCGAGACATGGCGCTGATCTGCTTTTCTACTTGTGCGGTCTGTGCAGCGCCCGCGCCAGTCACATTCTGCAAAGTAAGCGCTAACGCCGCCTGCTCCTGCTGATCTTCCATTGCAGCTCGAGTCGCGTCACCGAGCGCTACAGCCAAACCGCCGAGCGCGGCAGCTGCAGGAATTGCCGCTTTCTTGATCGCAAACTGGGCTTTTTCCGATGTTGTTTCCAGTTGCTTGAACTGCTTAATAGCCTTATTGATGCCCTTGCCGTCAAACTCAGAAATGATCGGGATATTAATTGCCATTAGACGGTCTCTCTGTTCGCTTCATCCATGACGCGCTTAACCAACTGCTCCATCTCGGACATGACATCGTTCTGGCGTTGCTCGTACGCTTTCCACATTACTCGCGAACGGCTCCCATAACGGGAAGTCAACGCGCGACCTAGTGGGCCTTCCATAGACGTGTCAAACATTGTGCCGGTAGCGCCCTGCCATTGGATGAGGAACGTGCCGACATTGCTCTTGTTTCCGCCGTATTCCTTAATGTTTCGCGTGTTGATTTTGGCAGCGATCTTTTGCTTCATGCCAGGTATCCACGGCAACATTTTGAACCCTGATCGAGTGCTCCAGTTACGCGCCATACCGGACAACGGCACGGTGGACGGCACAAGTTTGTTTGCATCGTCAATCACAGGCTGAACAATCTTTTTGTAGTCCTTGGTAATTTCGCGACGCAAAGATTTGTCAATTTTGTTGAGGGTCTTCAAGGCTTCTTTAAGCCCTACGACCTCAATCTTTGCCGATACTTCTGTCACGTTATCTCCGTTTTTTGTTTGCCTCGTTAAGCACTTTAATGACCGTTGTCAAGTCCCGTGAGTCAAACACAATGTCGCTAGGCCAC